AAGGATAGAGTATTAGCTAAGCAGATTAAAGAGGTTCGAAATGGTTCTCAGTCATACTGAACCCCAGGTCATAGACCCATGGGTTCTTCAAGCATTAAGGAGCATCTTTCCTCCAGTAGTTCCTCGTCCTAATACAGAGGACAAGGAGATATACTTTAGTGGTGGTCAGCAAGATATTATGGACTTTCTAGGAAGCAGTAATGGTATCATGCTACTGACACGACGCGCAGCTGAGCTACGAGCACAGAGTGCAGACGAAACCATTAAACATATCAATGCAGGAGTACAGCATGCTCGAATGTCGTAGATTATATCCAGTAGACTTTAAGAAACTAGAAGCTATCATGTGGCGGTTCTTTGATGCTGAAAAGCTAGATCGTAAGGACTGCGCTACAGGACACGTTAAGTTTGTCATCAACCGCACACTCACGTGCAATAAGGTAGATGAGCCGCAGTTCGTAGGTCTGTTTAGCGGATCTGATCTAGTGGGGTTTGCCTTAGTAATCCATGCGGGTACATGGTATCTCACTGACGACAAGTTTGCGCTGATTGAGTTTCTTTATGTCGATCCTGAACATCGTGGCCGTGGAGCTGTAAAGCTCTTGCGGCATATAGAAAATCATATCAAGCAGTATCTACCCGATCACCGGATTGTTATTGGTGCTAACACACGGCATCAGGATAATGAACATACCGGACAGTTCTTGAACCATATGGGGTATGATCAGCTTGGTTCAACATTTGGGAAAATGAATGTGTGATCCCGTAACACTTATTACAGCCGTGCTAGGCATTGGTAGCGCTATCTTTGGTGCTTCTAGTGCTCCTAAGCCGCCTGAGCCACCAGCAGCAGAGGCTCCTGAACCTCCTGCTCCTGCTGCTCCTGCTGCACGTCTAGACACAGGTAGTCAGGTACTACTTGGAGATCAGGCTACGCAGCGGCGATCGCAGCGACGAGTTACTGGTGGTGCCACTACACGAACGTCTGACGTACTAGGCGGAATTGGTGGTGGTTCATCTAACCTATCATCTGGATTGGGACTATAATGCCACAGCATACATCTAAACACACAATGCAGGGTATTGCAGCAGTCTGGTCCAATATGGATTCTCAAGCTAACCGCCAGACGCTACTCAATGATGCAGAGCTATTTGCTGGTTGGACAGTACCAACACTGTTTGTTGAGAAGTATGCTACAGCCCGTGAGCTAAAGCAACAGTACGATAGCCTTGGTGCGTTCCTAGTGACGTCCATGGCTAACCGTGTATTCACTACGTTGTACCCTCCCGGTCAGTTCTTCTTTGGTGTTAGCATCAGAGAGACCTTGAAACGAGAGCTTAGTGCACAGTTCGGTGATGAAGCTCCTCCACTCCTAGCACAGATCGATGCGCAGCAGCAGAGTGTTGTTCGTGAAGCCCACGATAACATGAAGCGTACGCAGTTCCGTGCAGGTGGTACGGAGGCTATGGAGCACTTGATCGTGACAGGCAATGCCTTGGTGTATGATCCACCGGGTGAGCCAGAAGTACATGTATACAGTCTGCGAGATTACGTTGTAAAGCGTGATATGGCAGGCAACGTTATGCGTATGATTACGCGAGAGCAGAAGAGTGCTGGTACGCTTAAGAAGGAAGTATTCGAGAAGCTAAGTCAGTCGAGTGATCCTAGTGGCAACAAGTACACTGAAGAATCAGACGTGACAGTATATACTAATATCGAGTTTGATATGAAGCTTGATAAGTATGTAGTGACACAGGCGATTGACAATATGCCTCTTGATGGTGTACGTCAGACGTGGCCTAAAGAGTTGCTACCGTGGTCACCACTAGTGTGGCGGCGTAGTCGTGGTGCTGACTATGGTGTAGGTCTTGTAGAGTTATACCGTGGTGCATTCGCTGCACTCGAAATCTTGGGCAATGCTTCCACAGCAGGTGCAGTTGCACTAGCAGATATCAAGCTGTTCATTCGTCCCGGTAGTGTTGTTGATGCTGCAGAGCTTAACAATGCAGAGAGCGGGACATATCACTATGGTAATGACGGAGATATCTGGGCGCTCGATCTGAAGAAGATTGGCGACATGCAGTACGTTGAGGCTAAGATCCAAGCGATCACTCAGGTACTATCACAAGCGTTCTTGTTCACAAGTAATGCTATCCGTAATGCTGAGCGGGTGACCGCTGAAGAGATCCGTCTCTTTGCAAGGGAACTTGAGAGCACGTACGGTAAAGAGTATGCCAGCTTCTCCCTGACATGGCAGCTAAAGACAGCACGTCTGCGGTTGCATGAGCTAGGCTTTGAGCTAGGTATCACACAATCCGTTAATATCACGACGGGTGTAGATAGCCTTGCACGGAACCAAGAGATCCTGAACAACAGAGAGTTTATTCAAGATCTATCACTTCTTAATACTGTACCAGAACCTGTGCTTGCAGAGATGTCCTTACAACGATATGTCCTAGATGTAGGGCGTATGCATAGTATCGACTTCAGTAAGTATCGTAAGACGGAGAGTGAGAAGGCAACAGAGCAACAGGCTATACAAGCACAGCAACAGCAGCTACTAGAAGCTCAAACTCAACAACAGGTAGGGCTGCAAGTAGCGCAGAGCTTACCTGATCAACCAGTATAAGGACGACCATGCCAAGTTCTATCCCAACTACTATCAATCCATCACCAACAAATCCTATCCCTCCTGCACAGACTGCACCAGTTCCGGGTGAACCAGCAGTACCTGTAGAGGGAGGCGCTGCTCCAGCCGCACCGGCTCCTGTAGCGCCAGCAGTACCACCTGTACCTCAACCTGATCCTGTTCCTGCTCCTACGTCAGTTCCTGTAGTACCGCGTACAGAAGAGCCTATTCCAGAACCTGCACAACCGGTATCTACCGAGCCTCAGTTCAGTCAGCAGCAGGTGCCGCAAGAGTGGACTATGCAACCCGTTGGTGATACCAATTACGATACAGCACTCGATCTTGTTAAGTCAGCTATGTCTCCTGCTGAGGCTATGGCTGCGTTCGGTGCTGCTGTCGATCAAGCTAATCCGGCTATGATCAATGTAGATCTCTTGACGGAGAAGCTCGGTCCTGCACAGGCTAACGCCGTAAAGACACTAGCAGGTAACTACATCACTCAGGCGCATAGTCAGAAGACTGCTGCTCTTGATGCAGTACATGGCGTAGCTGGTGGCAAGGAAAATTGGGATCAAGTAACCACTTGGGCTAACGCTAAGGCAGCCGAGGATCCACAGTTTGCATTCAAACTAGAGATTGTGCGTAATACAATCAATCAAGGCGGTAATAACATTTCATACGCTGCGAAGGAACTACTCGGTTATTATAATGCTGATGCTAATAACATTGGCCTAAATGAAGGATCTATGGATATGCTAACAGGTGATACTCCGTCCCAAGGTGGACCAGATGCAGGCGTACAACAAGAAGTAAATATTATGACCCGTCTGCAATGGGCCGATGAAGTAAAGAAAGCTGCCAACTCTGGTAATGATGCACGCTATGCTGCGTTGAACCGTGCGTGGGCAAACAAGACTGGCCTTGAAGGTCAGGCTACATTGCAATTGAACTAATACATTAGAAAGGAATAGTGAAGTATGCCACTTCCAACTACCAGTGCTCATCTATCGGATATTGATCAGGCGTTGCTGATTGAACAATACGGCGGTATGGTGGAAAGCCAGTTCGTCAAGAAGTCCATGATGCGGGCTTTCGTCAGCATCCGTCCAGTACGTGGTACTGATACTATTACTAACAACCGCGTCGGTAAGACTTCGTTGCAGAAGGTTACTCCGGGCGTTCGTCCTGATGCTACTCCTACCACCTTCGGCAAGGTACAGCTTACTGTTGATACCATTGTTCTGGCGCGTTCTAATCAGGCACTACTGAATACTTTCCAAGAGCATTTCGATGTTCGCGCTGAGCTGGCAGAAGACCACGGTAAGGAAATCGGTAAGTTCTTCGATAACGCCTTCCTCATTGCTTGCGTTAAAGGTGCTAGACAGTCTGCCCCAACTGGTCTCGGTGGAGCTATCAAGGCTGGTAAGAACGTTGATCTTGCTGGCGCTAATGATCATCTTGATCCAGACAAGCTGGCAGACGGTATTGCCGAAATCGTTACCCTGTTCAAAGAAGAGGACATTGACGCTGACGAGCTGGTAGTATTCGTTGCTCCACGTGAGTACCGTACTCTGCTTGATAATAACAAGCTCCTTGACACCGACTTCTCCATGGGCAACGGTGATTTCGCTAAGCGCGTTATCAAGATGATTGAAGGCGTGCCTATCGTTGAGACTAACCGTATCCAGCAGACCGAGGTAACAAACCACCTGTTGTCTAACGCAGATAACAGTAACTTCTACGATGTAGACGCTACTCACGCTAAGGCAGTCGCTGTTATCATGCATCCACGTTCTCTGTTGTCTGGTGAGACTATCCCAATGACCTCCGACGTGTACTACATGAAGAGCGAATTGCAGTGGTTCATTGACAGCTACCTATCATTTGGTGTTACTGTTAACCGCCCTGACTTGTGCGGCGCAGTATTCAAGAACTAATCCATACGGCAGGCATCATTCGTGGTGCCTGTCTTTTTTCGTTAGGAGGTAAACAATGGTAGCACAAGATAAACTATTGAATGCTATTAATGCATGTTTGCGTGCTGGCGGTTATCGACCTGTTAGTTCTTCTACAAGCACACATCCACAGGTAGCCGTTGCCAAAGACGTTATTGCTGAGGCATCAACAGACGTTCAGATGGAGGGGTGGTGGTGTAATACGGACTATAAACTATCCATGACACGTGACCAAAACGGACACATCTTCCTACCAAATGAAACGTTGTTTGTAGGAGCGAATGACCCTCGTATTCAAGTAGTTGAACGAGGTGATCGTTTGTACGATGCTGTGCGAAATAGTTATGTCTTTGATAGTAGCATAGTCGTTAACATTGTACGTGAGCTTGCACTAGACGAAATGCCCAATGCTCTGTTCGAGCTAGTCAAGTCTACGGCAGTTCTTGAGTACTACGAAGACCTTGAAGAAGGGACACAATCTGATACTCAGAAGTACGAGCGACGCGCAGCACGTGCACTGCTATTGTGCAAGAAAGTACATGAACGCAATAGTCGTGCTAATATCTACACAACACCTAAACAGTTACGACTGTTCAGTAACAGTAAGATTAACCCTATTACTACAGCGTCTAACCTAGCGTTAGCAAGCGCTGGTATTGGATCGGCAAATAGCGATGGCTAAGGTTGATGGTGGTATTCGAACGCTTGTGCAAGGAGTGTCTCAACAACCTCCTCGTGACAGACTTCCCGGACAATGTACTCTACAAGTTAACATGTCTAGTGACATTGTTAATGGTGCTACAAAACGCACAGGCTTGGAGTATGTAGGTAAGCTATTAGATAGTGCTGACCCTGCACCTGTATTTAGTGATGCCCGTATCAGTGGTGTAGATATCGTGTATGCAGTTAATGTCGGATCTATCAATGTCTGGACTTTAGATGCAGCAGCACAAACTGTTAATGTAGAAACTGGTGCAGATGCATATCTTACGGCGGCGGATATGAGTAAGATTACGATTGATGAGAGTGACGAGACATCCGCTCTATATCTAAGTAACCCGTCCCGAACAGTCGGTATGTTAAATGATATACCCACTACTACTACGGAGAACCAAGGACTAGCACAGGTTCTTGGAGGTGCCTACGGAAGGACGTATCGTATTACAGTACGACTAGCGGACGGTACGGAGTACGTTGGTTCGCACTCTACACCAGATGGTAGTGCTGCTTCTCATGCACCACAGATCTCATCGAATAACATTGCATCCCAGCTTAAGTCTGCTCTTGAAAGTGCAGGTGGTTTCTCTACTAACTTTGAGATTGAAATCAAAGATGAGACCTTGTGGATCAAGTGGAAGGATGGTGTAACACAGCAGTCTATTGAGCTTGATGTAGATGACGGTGACGGGTCCACTAAGCTAGTTGCGAGTACCCTACAGACTACACTAAAGACTACGAACCTACCACGATATGCTCCGCATGGTTTTACCACAAAGGTTACTGCGGCTAGTGCCTCTGAAGACGATACGTACTTCATGTACAGCATTGAAGGTGAGACAGACGGTACAGGATTTGGTACAGTCGGGTTCTGGCTAGAGACAAGTGCTACAGGACAGAAGTTCAAGATTGATCCTGCTACTATGCCGCATAAGTTGGTGTATGATGGAGACAACACCCGCTATAACTTTTCACAGGTAGAGTGGGCTAACCGTACTGCGGGAGACGATGAGAGCAACGCACCGCCCGATTTCGTAGGTCGGACTATCGAAGATCTCAGCGCCTTTCAAGGACGCCTGACAATCCTCTCTGGGCCTACTGTGAGCATGTCTAGAACTCGTAAACCAAGGGAGTGGTTTAAGCAGAGTGCAACAGCCCTCAATGCTGATGATCCTATTGGTATGGAGAGTACAGCAGAGCAAAGCCCCGTTATGCGGAAGGCTATCCCGTTCAACAGAGACCTTGTAGTATTCTCAGATTCTAGTCAGTACTTGATCTTAGGTAGAGATGCTATCACTCCGGGCAATGCTGCACTGGTACGTACTACTAGTTTCGTGGCCGACCTAACTGCCAGACCTGTTCCATCAGGTCGTAATATCTTCTATAGTATTGATCGTGGGCCTTTCTCAGGTGTGCGTGAGTTCTATGCAGAAGGTGCAGCGGACGTTAACGATAGCCGTGATGTTAATGATCATGTGCCCCGGTATATTACAGGGACACTAAATCTATTTGCTTCAGCAGATAACTTCAACGTACTACTAGGGCGGTCTCAGGATGATGCTAACCAGTTGTACTTGTATGAGTACTTCTGGCAGAACAATCAGAAGAGGCAGTCATCATGGTCACAGGAAGAATATGCACATCCAGTAGAACATATGTTCTTCATCAACGATACACTATACGTTATTCAGCGTAGACCTGACGGGTGGCACTTACTGAAGCGACCTATTGATAGTGTGAACGACACTGGACTTGACTTTCACGTACATCTGGATGATAAGCGTGTACACACAGGTGTAGACCGCACTCTTAGTATTGGTGATGCAGGTTATAGTGAGAACACACATATCGTTGTACAGGGAGCAGGGTGTCCTAATCCCGGATTACCTGCATTCGTAGAGAGTGTTGGTAGTACTCAAATCGTACTACGAGACAGTATGAATAGTGGTACAGTATTTGTAGGACGTAGGTATAAAGCGAGATACCGACCCACAATGCCTATCGTTAAGGATGAACAAGGACAAGAGATTGAAGCAGCGCAATTCCGTGTCAAGGATATGAACTTTATCTTTATTGACAGCGGACCTATGGATGCGTTAATCGAAAGCCCTTACTATGACGACACTATAATTGAACAGTCGAACCGTATCCTCAACGATGTAAACAACCAGATCGGTAGGCCGGTCATTATTGATGGCGTATTCACTGTACCTGTCATTGATGATCCTGCTCAAGTCGAGGTTGAAGTATCATCTGATAGCTATCTACCACTTACTCTGACAGAGATTGAGTGGAATGGTAGTTACCGTAAACGTGGTCGAAGGATCACACAATAGAAGGAACAGAGCATGTGGTTTAACATGGCTCTGCAATTCGGTCTTAAGGCAGTGCAAGCTGGGTTGTCGTATTCGGCAGCCCAGAAGCGCTACGAAGCTGAAGAGCGCTGGAGAGAATGGCGCAACAAGATGACACGGATTGCGGATGCGCAGAACCAGAACGCCTTGACGGAGAATGCAATTCAGGTTAAGGCTCAGAACGACATGAAAGCATTAGTGCTTCGTGTCAAAGGAATGAGTACTGCTGCTAACGCTAACGTGAGTGCAGCCGCAGCAGGTGTAAAGGGTAGATCAGTTGACGACGTGTTACTAGCATCGCGGCGCAGTGTTGCACAAGCTGACTTCCAGAGAACAGAAGAATTTAGAACAGGGCTTAATGATATCCGACATAAGCGCCGTATATCTTCCCTACAAGCCGTACAGGCGCAAGATCATTCATACAATGCTCCGCCAAGTCCTATTGCTTCATTAGTAGGTCTAGCAGGACAGGGACTTAACCTGTTCACGCGTGCGCAGGAGGTTGAACGTACACAGGCTTCCAGTGGGCCGTCAGGCTTCTTAGCCCCGACTGCTGGAGCAGGCTTTCAATTTGGACTATAAGAGGTAATCATGGCAATTCAAGGTGAAGTAGGCTTAGGTCGCAGACAGGAAGTAGAGATCGATGGTCCTACCATTGCAGAAGCCCGTCCGCTTCAAGTTGATCGTGTACGTGCTCCACGCAAGCCTGACCTATCACAGGTAGGAGCACAAGAGGCAAGTCTCGCTAGGGCACTAGGATCTATCGGCCCAGCGTTACAGGCAGCACAGGAAGAACATATTGAGCGCTCGCAGATTGATGGTGAAGTGGCATTCATGGAAGGTAAGACCGAGGCAGATATTGCTGCTTCAGGTAACCGATATACCATGGCAGGCTATCAGAATATGTCAGTCGCTAGCTCCCTAAATGAGTGGTACACTTCCGAAAGTCAGAATATTGCTAACGGTAAGTACGCATCTGACAGCTCAGAGTACCGAGGATATCTCGGACAGAGTTTCCGTGACATGCTCAAGACAGTCGGTGGTAGTGATAGCTACAGTCGTAATATCCTAACTGCTGGTGCGCGGAAGTATTTCCCACAACTTATGGGTCAACATGTCAAAGCGCGTAATGCGTTCTCACAACAGCAGACTTATCGTGGCTATGTAGATATGCTCATGACTACCGGTCAGGCAGAAGAAGCGTCTCTTCAAGGTGCTAGTACTCCTACGGTAGAAGGTGAGATTAACAATACACCAAGTCGCGCCGGTACATCTCAGGTCGCTATGAACTACACAGAGCGTGATGTAGACGTTATGGCTCGTACGATGATTGGCGAGGCTGCGGGTGAAGGCCCAGCGGGTATGCGTGCTGTTGGTCAGGTACTACGTAATCGTGTAGAAGATCCTCGTTGGGGCAATACTATAACGTCTGTTGCACTAGCTGAGAAACAGTTTAGTACGTGGAATACCGGAGCGGGTGGAAACAGTCTAGCACGCAATGCTAAGCCTACCAGTTCTATCTACAAGATGGCACACGGTATTGCTAAACAAGTTCTTGACGGATCTGTTGCATCCGATGTAGGTGGTGCTACACACTATTACAGCCCAGCGGGTATGAAGGCTCTAGTAAAGCAGGGTGCGCAGAGTAATCTAGTACCGGGCTGGTGGGGTAATGTACTCCGTCAGGGTGGTGGTTCATCTATCAAGATTGGCGGTCATCTATTCGCCGGTCGTTCTCGTGGTGGTCAGGCTGCTCCTGCACCTACGGCAGTATCAGAGAACATGCCGCGTCCACAGCCTCGTCTAGGAACTCCTATTAGCGCCGCTCTGCCAGAGCAACCTGTACAAGAAGCACAGTCAGATCCATTACAACCTGATGTACAGGTGGCACCTATCGATCTAGTTGGTGACGTACAGCCTCCGCATGATCCTCCAGGAACTACTACACAAGCACAAGATCCAGCAGGACAGACAGGCATACAAGGTGAGACTAACCGTGTACGTACACATGTCTTTGCAAATCCGGGACTTCCACCTAAGATGCATGCGCAGGCTGTATCCGAGGCTATGACTATTAGTCTGCTTAATGGTGATAACTCTGTGTACGAGCGTGGTGGTGGTATCTCTGCTCTCATTGATCTTGGTGCTACTCCTGCACAAGTACGCTCAGTACAGTCCGCTTACTCTAAGTGGCAGCGTGCCGACCAGAACACATATGATGCAGAGCTTGAGAAAGAACTACACGATATTCAGAGTGCACTAAAGAACGACGGTGACTTCGACTCTGCATTAGAGAAATACGAAGGCCTGAAGGAACGCTATAGCAAGAGTGACAAGTGGCTCATCGCACAGGCAAACAAAGCTCGCACCGCTTCTATCGAGGCGCAGAGCAATATTCAGAAACAAGAGCAAAAGAAGATTGACGATGCTTTCAAGACTAATTTATAGTTATAAGACCATTACACACAGATTAAACGAGATGTGCGTAATGGTAAGCGTAGTGCCCTTGATGTTGCTACAGAAGTTGCTGAAGTCATGGAAAAGGC